TCTTAATTGAATTTGCTTGATCGTAATTTACTTTTATAGCATAATAACAAAGTCAAATAAGAACCGGATTGATAACCCGGTTTATAAGTGTGGCGTACAAAAGCAGTATCAGTTTCTTTTTATATGCAGAGTCGAAGGCTTCGCTGTTGTCACACTCGACGCAGCCTTTTGCTGGATTTATCAACCAGCCTGCATATCAAAAGGAATTGATATGAGTCAAAATTTAAAGCCCCCAGCGTACCAAACATATGCGGCAAATATTCTATCTAATCGTAATTTTAAAAGGCTGAATCTAGCTGCACGTGGATTGCTTCACACCATGCAGATGGAATGCTGGGTTAATCACAACATTCCATGTGACCCTTCAGAAATTGCAATGATATTTGGATTGCAAAAAGATGACATAGAGGCTTCGTTGCCAGCGGTTATGTCATTCTTTGCTGTTGTTGATGGGGTTATCATTTGCCCTGAAATAGAAGATTACAGAAAGTACAGGGAAAATATAAGATTACAGCAAAAGGCTGGTGGTAAAAAAGGTGCTACCATAAGGGAGGACAATAAAATAAAGGAAAAGCGCAATGAACTCATGGGGTTATCATAGTTATGGTCTACCTTATGGTCTACCTTATGGTCTACCATATGGTCTTTAGATTAGATTAGTTTAGTGTAGATTAGTTTAGTTTAGTTTAAAAACTAGCCATAGAGAAAATCTATAAACCTATAATTGGAGGTTTACATGTCAGGATTAACAGATCGTCAAAAGGTTTTAGACTGGATCGCAAGCACTGGTGAAACAGATCAGGATCTAATAGATGAGGTAATCAATGCGTGCCGGGAAGATCGCGACACTAGAAAATATTACGTTGAGCGATATCATCAAGCTGTCATTGATGGAGGCGTAGGGAATAATGTTTTAGAAAATTCAATAAAGGGGTGATCATGTTTAATATAAATTTGTTTGTTAATGGGAATAATGCATTGCATGTTGTGGCGAATCATTTGCCAAAGATCGGTGATAGAGCGCGTGTTGAAGACCATGAAGAAGGCACGGTCGAAAGAGTTGTCCTTGTATACAATAAAAGTGATTCGTTATTAAGAATGCAGGAAGTAGATGTGTTTATTCAAAAATAGCATTTAAAGAATAATTCTCTACTAGCAAATAATTAAAAATAGTTGCGCATTGTACGGAAATCCGTATAATGAAGCCTTCACCAACCAAGGAGATTAAGATGGAAAATAAGTCTGAAGTTACTGAACCAAGCGCACTGCCATTGGTTGCTACGGAGCAAAAAGTTTCAACTGCATTGGACTCATTGAATAGGGAAGTAAAGCTTAAAGAGCTGGTATTGCAGTCCAAGGGCATTACAAAAATCACGAACAATGCTGGATACCAAGAATGCCATAGCAAGCGTATTGTGTTGAAGGACGAAAGAATCGCTATTGCCAAGATCGGCAAGGAAGCACGTGACGAAGCGAACAAGTTCTCCAAGGCGGTCATAATTGAAGAAAAGCGCTTGATTGATGTTATTGAGCCTGAAGAAAAGAGGCTTCAAGCAATTCAGGATGCGTATGATGCCGAGAAAGAGGCAAAGAGGAAGATTGCTATAGAGCTGGAGCGCGCACGTGTTTATGCTTGCCAAGCTCTTATAGACAGCATACGAGCACTGCCGTTGCAGTGTGTTGGATTAAGCTCATTGCAAATTTCTCAGCTTATTGAACAAGCAGAGCAATTTGAAATCAAAGATGACCTTGAGGAATTCAAAGAGAATGCCCTGAATGCTAAATTTGAGGCTATTGCTAAGTTGAAGGACATGTTCCTTGTTACGCAGCTTGCAGAGCAGAAAGCAGAGCAGAAAGCAGAACAGGAACGCGCTGAATTGGAAAGGCAAAAAGCAGAGTTTGAGAAGCAAAGGGCTGAAGAAGAGAGGCTGGCAGAGCAGCGCAGGAAGGTTGCAGAGGATGCTGCTCAGGAACTGGAAAAACAGCGCGCAGAGTTGCGCTTAAGGGAAGAGCAAAGACTGAAAGAGGAGCTGGAAAGCAAGCAAAAGCTTGAGAATGAAAAGCGCGAGCTTGAAGGCCAGAGGGCAAAGCTGGAGCAAGAAAAAAAGGAAGAGCAAGAGCGTATTGCAAAAGCAAGGGCTGAAGAAGAGAGAAAGAAAAAAGCAGAGTCTGATGCTGAAGAAAAGTTTAAGCGTGATCAGCAGGACTTGTTTGACCAGCAACAAAAAGAAAAAGAGCGGCTTGAGGAAGAGGCAAAGAGGCTGACAGCGATTGAGGACGGTCGTGCCGCTATTGCAAAGCAGGAGGCTGAAATGCAGGCGGTATCGGTCACTCAAGGAGTTGGCGTGGCTGGTAGTGTCGGTGACGGTAGAGCAGATATTGAGCAGAGTCCTTTAAGCGAGGCAGTTGGTGAATTAGAGGCGTTTGTATCTAACTACGCGCATCTTCCAGAGCTGTCAGGTGTGATAGACGCAATTAATGCTTACCTTGATATTTACAGCATATAAATAGCTGGGGATGCAATGAAAAAAATCAACAGGGATGCACGCAAGAAGTCATCGGTGCTGTATCAAACTCGTGACGTTAGAACGTGGGATTCAGTTCAAGAAAGATATATCACTGAGTCCGTGGCCATCCCTGTTGGGTTTAAAAAGTCTGTTCGTACAAGGAGGAAGTTTTAATGGGAAAAGAACAGCTGTTTGCTGATGTGCCGGGATCGGTATTGTTTTTTTGGTATGGGTTTGTATCTCAAGCGTTTACGCCCAAAAAGATAACTCAGAATGTCTTATCGGTGTATGGTGTTCGAGCAGTAGAAATAGTTTGTGACAGTGTAAAATTGAATGACAAAACTAAAAATCTATTAAGGAGTTATAAATGAGTAAAGATCAGGTTAATACAGAAGAGCAAAAACCTCAGGATCCACACAGATTCATACTGGACTTCGGTAGCTCAATGGCAACGCTAGACATAAAGTCGAACGTGATTACTTTCGTATCGCCTTCTGGCGTGCTGAACGGAACAACTTATATTCCGCCGTCATCGTTCAGTATAGGTGACGCCATGAATTTGTCATTGCTGCGTGATGTGATCAACAGGTATTACCCTTCAAATAATGTGTCAGAAGGCCCGGCAGACGCTAATAAGCGAGATGAGAGGCTGATTGCGATAATTAATGACCAGCAAGCGTCGATAATGTTATTGAGCAAAGAGTCAGAAGATAGTAGGTTGGAGTTGAATGGGGTAATGAGTTCTTTGAATAATGTATTGCATGAAAACAGAGTACAAAGAAAGGAAATTGAAGAGCTTCGTCTAGCGCTTTCTGGTAAGGATCAGGAGATTTCTAAGGCGCTAGATTGGGCACGTAGTATAGAGCTGGATATTGAAAAAAAAGAACAGGCGATATGCGATATGCGTGTTGCTCATGCCTCAGATATTACTGCAAAAGATTATGAATTAACCAAGAGAGATGATCATATTAGGACGCTGGAGAGAAGGATTGACGCCTCTAATGAGGAGTTGTTCAGGTTGAGAAATAAGTAATGTAAAAAGATAAGCCGGGGGAACCCGGCTTATTTGTTATTTGTGATGCCTTGCAACTCTCTTTGGTGGCGGAAGAACTGCCCCGGTCATTACCCTGAATAGTTTCCATGTTGGTCTAGGCATTTCATTCCTGCCGTACTCGTAATTTTCATATGTTGCTTGAGAGGCTAGGTCAAGCAGGATGGCCGCTTCACGCATTGAATAGCCTGCCCATTCGCGCAGGTTCTTTATCTCTGCTGGTGTTGCTATCGGTATGTCTACAACTATTTTACTCCGCCTTCCCATGTCTTCTCCTAAATATCAAATGTGCTTGCGACCCATGCCAAGCCAATAAAGCCGATTAAAAAAATGCAGATTAGTGACATGCCTGTGTAGTCAGTCATCATAATGTAGAGGAAGCTATTATTTGTGCTCATAGAACGCCTCCATTGTGCGCGTAGCTGCATTAAAGTTGGTGCAGGCTACTACCCTATTATTGTTATGCCAAAAACGCCACTGAGAGCGTCTGGATGCGTCTTGATCTATTTTTTTGCTTGTCTGTGCAACCAAGTGCAAAAAAACGAAAAGAGAACAAACGGTAATAAACCAGATTAAAGCTGTAATGTCGATCATGTTAATCCCTGTAAAAAAGTGCAATCAAAACGATTGCGATTAAAAAAATAATAAAGTACGGTACGTCTTCGTGCGTCATTTTTATTTCCTTGAAAATTCATTCAGGATTGCATTTATTCGGTTAGAAATCATAAGAGCGTTACCCTTTATAGAGAAAGTGCTGTCCGTATCGTTTGAATTAGTAAATATATAAACAAGCTCAAGATTAGATTTGTGCTGAGTAACGGCAGAGATATGATTGACGTTAATGAATATTTCATAACCTTCTGTATAAGACACGAAAGAGGCAAGCATAATAGTCCTTAAATAATTGAATTAAATATTAGAATAAGTTAAAATAACAGCTCATAAGCCGGGCGTAAACCCGGCCATAAATGTTAATAAGTTGTGCGTATGGTCAAGATCATAGAGCGCAGAATGTGGGCACGGTAAGCAATGGCATTTTCAATTTTAACAGCAGCGCATGGGCGGTTCATGTACTCCAGCCTTTTGGCGGCATCGAGCGCTTCAGACAGTCCCATTATGCTTGCATGGGTAGGATTGGTGACCAAGTGATTGAAGCTGGCTTCAGCGCCTTCAGGTGCAAGCAGAACAAACTTGTCAAGGGCCTTGAGTACATACTTGGGTTCTCCAGTCATGAGTTCTTTTTGTACCTGCTCAAGATGCTCAAGCTCATTGGTGAGTTCAATAATGCTAGTCTGCGCATTGCTAAAAACTTGCATATCAGAATTCTTTTCTTCGCAACTGCGAAAGTCATGTGTAACGCGGATAGCTGTTATACCGGAACCGGGTGTGCGCTGCACAATAGGGTGCAAGGTAGAAATGAACGACCCCCTCTTGAATTCAGGATGATTGAAAAAATCCCCGAATGTTTCGCCGTCTACGGTAGCAATAACAGCAACAGCGCGACGATGCTCCTTGGCGTGATTGATAGCGGCAATAAAAGAATTGAAATGTGTAGTAGTGGAAGAGTTGTTCATGGTCTAATGCTCCTTAGTAAGTTATTGATATGTATGTGCTACAGGTGCTCACTATACGCTATCCAGCGTAGATGTCAACACCTATATGCAAATTTATTTTCAGCCTTCGAGTGCTTCGTATGCTTCAAGGCCAGATCGACGCAATGTAGCTACTCGAACAAGGCCGTGGTGAGTCATAATAGCCTGCTTGAACACCATCTTCATTGCATCCAAGTGGTTAAGCGCAAGCTGCTCTTGCTCAGTCATAGATGCAATTCTGGCGATACCAAGAGGCGCTTGGAATATCTTCTTGATAACTTCTTGCTGGATCGGTGTAACGTTCATGGCTTAACGCTCCTCAAAATATTCAGCGGCCTCAAGTTTACGCTCTTGGCTGATTGGAAAGTACAGGGTATCGAATTCGTCAAATTCGTCAGGTTCTACAGGTACTGGTAAATTGTATCCCACGGTAAAAATGTCCTTGTTAAGAGTTGAGGTATGTGGCAATGCCGCAATATGTATATTTGATCTTGAGCGCCTTGCACGTGTTCTTTATGCCAGTGCCGTCTTTATTTGCTTGGTCAGCGCGAAGTCCGTCAGACATGAATTTCGCAAGGGACTCAGGGGTATGTCTGAGGGCGGCGAATTTATAATCAGGAGTTGTGAACAGCTCTTGATACTGCTTGGTAAGTTCGGCAACAAATTTCTCGTAGTTGGTCATGGAGTTCCCTTTTATGGAAGTTTAAATAAGGCTTTGTTAATTGCTTCTTGTGCGAACTCTATGGCGCGTGCTTGCTCATCAAGTTCACTTTCAACAACTTTAATGATGGCCAGCAACTTTTCTTTATTAGCCCCGCGCATATTGGCGGAGAGTTCCTTGAGGTTCTTTACTGCATCATTGAGAAAATCTTCTTCTGGTAGATGGCCAGCAACAACATTCAGATCGTCCTCAACGTCACATATAGCGTCGAGTTCTTCGGCAGCGTCCAGAAGCTCTTCCATACGATCCTCAGGCAATGAGCCGTGCATAGAGAATGCTTCACGGTGGGATAAGTTGGAATTAACGTACATGGCAATCTCCTATTCGTTGTCAATGGTGAAAGAACGTGTAGCGCATTTCAAGTGCTTGGTCAGTGCATGGAATGGCCGCATCATAATCAGGCGCTTGCCAGCCTTGGGTAAGTCTGGAAGCATCTCCCCTTCAGCAAGCAACTTCTCCCGGCGCAGGATGATGAGCAACTGGGGGCGGTTCATGGCCATACCTATTAGCGCCCCATCAATTTTGATAACGTACATAATAAGCTCCTTAAATGTCGTGACGTTGAGAATAAGAATGTTCATTGCGTTCCATTCCGGGAGCAGTGGCAATCAATTGATCAGGGATAACTGTGATTGTCATGACTGGTTCCTTAGCCTAGTACGTTGAATTTGAAATGAGCCATATTTTGCAAAGCAGACTCTCCAAGAAAGACAACACCGAAGCGACCATCAGCGGTAGGAATAACAATAAAGCGAAGAAATGCCTCATGATTACCGAATGCCTTAGTAGCTGCTTTAACGGCATTGTCTTCTGTTGCATAGGTCTTGATAAACTCTATCTTGACTTGTCTAACGCTCATTTGATTACCCCTTTAGTAAGTGAATAAAGACTGCATGAATATAAATATACGCTCCCTAGCGTAGACTGTCAACACCTATATAAAAAAATAATTTACTGCTATCAGTTAAGACGGTAAGATAACTTCAGAGGTAACAAACAACTAACTGAACAGAATACGGAAAGACGTACAAAATGGCAGAAGAGACAGAAGACCAGAAAAGATTGCGATGGGCCAAGCAGAATAGAGAGGCCAAGGAAGAGTGGGAACAGGCACAGCAGCTCAGAAGGAATATGGGTAGGATGAAGGCTGGTATGTATCCAATACTTACTCCGTACATAGAGAATGAGGTACTGACAAGACTGGCACTGGGAGAGTCGATAGACAAGATATGCATGGATGACTACTTGCCTGCCTCTTCGAGCATATACAGATGGGTGCGCGAGAACGTAGAGTTCGGCAAGAAGTATGAACAGGCCAGAGCAGATGGAGCGCACGCTATGTCAAGCCAGATACTGGATATAGCTGACGAGGTTCCTGACGCAATATTTGACGAATTGGGCAATAAGAAGTTTGATCCCGGATATATCTCATGGCAGAAGAACCGCATGGAGGCGCGCAAGTGGATAACAGCCAAGCTTATGCCCAAGATATACGGCGATAGGCAAGCTATTGAAGGAGTACCGGGCGGTGATCCTATCAGACATGAGGGTGAGGTAGATGTAAGCTATGAGAAGCTTATGGCCGTCATGGAGAACCTTGAAATGTCCAAGCGCGTGCAGGGCCGGGACAGCATCAAGGCGAAGCCAGCTCCAGAAGTTGAGGATGATGAGCAGGAGCAGGATCAGGAGTAATTCTTTGCTAGCAGAGAATAAAATTAATTCTTTACTAGTAGAGAATTAGAAAATTCACGGTGTAATAGAATCAAAGAGTTATCTTTTCAAAGTCATGGTTCTCCACGGGGCTGATACCGGAATTCTGCAATGTTATATAAAATAGTTGCACAAATTGCGCAACTCTGTATAATTCTGTTTAGCAGGTGACGTGCCTGCATAACGGGAGATCGTGATGGGAGTGAAGCAGGTAAAGATCGAATTTATCAAGACCTACGCAACAGAAGATAATGCTGTCAAGGCAGCTGAAAAAGCTTTCGGCTCACATGAATCGAATTTGCGCTTTATCGTAGTCCCTACGGCAGAAGGTCGGTTTGGAGTTGTGTTCCTTGGGCAATCAGCACTGCAAAACATGGTTCACTTTAAATTTAACGTGCTTGGATAACGGGAGATCGACATGGTCAAGTTTGAAGTTGGTATGACTTACACTTGCAGGTCAGTTGGTGATAGTGGGTGAATAATCCGTGCAAGCATCCTCAGGCGCACTGAAAAAACCGTGACTATAAATGCCGATCAGGGCAAGCAATCAACATTCAGGATCGGCGTGCATAACGATGTTGAGTTCTTCAAGCCTTGGGGATCGTACAGCATGGCCCCGATAATGACAGCAGAAAAGGTGGCGGCATGACTAAGACAGCAAGCAAGATCATTCTAATAGTAGGCCAAGAGACTTGTGATCAGGCCAAGCGTAGGCCGTGGATCGTGCTGGATGATATGGATACCATCCGGTACATGGGGGCAACCTACACATCATCCGCAAGAATGGCCGATAGGAACATATACGCTGGCAATCGTCGGGTAGTACATGCGAATGATGTAGAGTTCAAGGTGGTGTAATGAAAAGCAAGGAGAAAACAATGCTTGTAGAGCGTGCCTGCTATTATGTATTGGCCGGGACTATGACAGCAGCGGCAGCAGCTCTAAGGTATGGAGTCAACAAGTCTTCAATCAGCAGGGCGCTGAAGCGTCTTGAGAACAAGTGCCCACATTGCGGCAAGCCCGGGAGCGATAAGAGATGAGTAACGTTATTAGATTGCCATGCGTGACAAGGTAGTAACAGAGATAGCGGAGGACGTATGATTGAATGGAAATTTTCGGATAGTGCAATGCAGGGGTGTGATAGGGAAGTCATCGCGCTCAAGACGGCAGCTCTATCAATCGCTTGCTGGACATGCTCAATACTAGCAATGTTGGCTGATAGCAAAGACTGGTGTATCAGCGATAACGTTTTGACACTGGCCTCTGTTGTTCTTCTGGTCATTACGTTGTGGCGAATATGGAGATATCAATGAACTTGATCGGAAACTGGCGAGCAATACTGGCAATTATGGCCTATGGATCGTGTGTGCTTGGTGCGCTGCTTGCGGATAGGTATGGCTATACAGGGATCGAGGCGGCATGCGCTACAGCCTCGCTGGTGTTGCTTGCTTGGGTAATGTGGAGTGCATGGACTGGCGCACTAGACTGGACTAAAGGGAGAAAGAAATGATCAAAGAAATTGAGCAGATGATAACAGTGCCAGCCAGCGTGTATGCGAAGATGACGCACGAAGCGCGGCTTGGTAATGACATGAAAGTGAGAATCAGCGATATCGGGTTCTCAATAGCAACAAGGCGTGATAAGGATGGTAGTGGCGTTATATTCGTCAGTGGACTGAAACCATTGAGCAGAAGACGGTAAGGTTGCTTAAGAAGGCTAACAAAATAATAGAGCCATTAAAGCTCGATGAGCCAGCCCCGCGTATGTTCGCGCTGTCCATCTTCACGCTGAAAAACTTGGTGGAGATGGTAATTGAAGAGGAGAAGCAAATTAATCAAGTTGCTGAAGAGAGCTAAGGATGCACGGTTTATTATGACATGCATTGGTGGGCCATTGAACGACAACAAGCTCCAGTGCTTTATTGATCAAATTAAGCTATTCAAGCGCATACATGATACGCTTGACGGAATTCAGCAACCAAACAATAGACGATCATAAAGAAGTACAATAACACCACGGACTAACAATCAACGGGAGTGGCTATGCAAGAAGATATTGACCAATACAAGCGGAGCCTCTTAGAGGCCGGGTTGAGCGGAGAAACCGGGGGGATTAGTCAAGTGCGACAATCCCCTCTTGAGCGTTTTGCTGGTAGCGCAGGCGAAGGGTTGGTTGGTATTGGTAACAAGCTCCAAGGAAAGCTGGAGAGCGAATCGCACCCGATTCTATCGGCTATTGGTCAAGCAGTGATTAGCGACCCATTCCAGACAGCTGGATCAGCACTACAGGACTGGTCAGGAACTCCGCGTGAGTACACCGAAGATCAGCCATATAATGCCGCGCCAATAACAGGAGGGCGCACGCTCCAGACAATGAAGTTTGACCCGAGAATAGTTGAGGTGGCCGGGTTCGCACAACCGATTGCTTCGATGGTAGGCAAGACAGGAAAAGCAGTAGCGAGCATGGGTATCAAGGGCAGCACAAAGGCAGCAGGAGAGGCAATCAACCAAGGCCACGGCACTGTGACACGGGCGCAACCAAGGAGCAGCAATTATGCAACAGAACAACAAGGAGCATTCTACCGTGTCAGACCGCATAGCACGAGCGCAGGCAGTTCTAGAGGACTTAAGGAGCAGGAGGGGTGGGACGGAACTACCGGAGCTGACACCGGAGCAACAGGACGAAGCGGATACGGAGTTCCGCAACTTCTCCCGCACGAGGAAGTTGCCCGAATAATCGCTACGCCAGAGGAGAACCTACCATTGCAGATTGCGCAGGAGTATACCAAGGCAAAGCGTGGGGTTGATTTCAATGTCGGGAACTATCCTCCAAGTTCATTAGCGAAGCAATCAGCCATTGGCCGGGCGTTCATGCTGGGTGCAGATGATGTGCCCGGTTACAAGCAGACCGTGTTCAATGCGTACTTGCAAAAGATGCCAGAGGTTATTGAAGAGGCCGGGGCGCGCAGTTACGATGACCTGATGGAGAAGGCTTACAAGCAGCTGGCAGTGGAAACGGATCAGCAGTTCAGGGCGCTGCCTTATAACTTCTCATTCCATAAGGCTGGTGAAGGTAACTATGCCAGCTCCAAGGAAATGGCAGCTGACGTGCATGGCAATAGGCACTTGTATGTTTTCCAAGGTGGCGATAAGCACGACTACCTGCATAACGTAGACCCGGAGACTGGCCTGAATGAGAATGAGAAGTTCAGGGCGGTGCATGACCTGCTAGGACATGCGGTACTTGGTAATGAGTTCGGGCCGAAAGGTGAGGAGGCCGCATACATAATCCATCAACAGATGTATAGTCCATTGGCAAGGCTTGCAATGGCAGCTGAGACGCGTGGCCAGAACAGTGTGGTCAACTACTCGCCCCTCAATGCAGAGCTAAAGCACAACATAGCGCAGCTTGACAGGGAAATAGTGAATGCCAAGTACCAAGGCAATGCCGATGAGGTGAAGAGGTTGCAAGGTGAAAAGAAATCCCTATACGAAGGATTCCAATTCGCCCCGCAGAAGTCCGTGCTGTTGCCTCCTGAAATGCTTGATGCAAACTACACCGGAGGGATGCCAGAATACATGCAGGGATTGATCCAGCCACGTGCAGGATCGCGTTCAGCCTTGACGCACTACAGTAACGTACCAGACCTTAAAGAAACCGATCCTACGAGGTTTGGGAGCGGAATAAAGGGTAGTGAAAAGCACAGGCTTTCCGAAACCACGAACCCAGTCAAGGAGAGGTCATATTTCTATGCTGGTGAACCCGGAGAAGTAGCGCCTGAACCCGGCCTTGGTAGGCATGCATACCGCACGGAAAGCGAAAAGCTGTATGACATTGCGAGCGACCCTGAAAAGCTGCTGTTGCTATCACGTGAGGCGAACCGCACGCCATATACCTCAAAGTACAATGCAGGACTTGTGGATCAGCCTCAATCGAGCACAGACCTTGAGCGAATAATCAAAGAGTATGGTTACGAGGGAATGCTAAACCCCAATGCAGCGAAGCCTATGGCCGTCATGTTCGGCAAGAAGCCAGTGCAGAAGATGGCAAAAGGCGGATTGGTTGATGATGAGCCTACACTCGACACGCAGAAGATGTCCTTGCTTGAAGCGGCCTTGATGAATGCCAACAGGTCAGGCAATGCGCAAGCAACCCCAAGCATGTTGGAGAGGGCGCGGAAGTCAATAGGGCAAGGCATGTCAGAATGGGCGCAAGGCGTGAAGCACAGAACTGCGCACCCGGTAGAGGCTTTTGCGTCTGAGGCGCGCAGGTGGAAAGACATGCCTCCAGAAGAGATGCTTGGTCAATTTGGTGGATCGGGATTGGCTGGTGTGGTCAAGGGCAAGGGTGGCAATTGGGTTCCTGATAACCTACCGGAGCACATACGCAACATTGTAGGATCGAGTGAGAATGCAGTGCATCCACGTGAGCAGGCGCTTGCCAAGTGGATCAAGGGGCCTATGACCAAGTACATCAAGCAGGAAATAGGGACGCCTGAAGACCCTATCAGGAAGCTTGCGGAACAAGGTATTGTGCATACTACGCCGTGGCCCGGCCAAACACGCAATCAATTCATGCTCAAAATGAATCGAGAAGCTGGCGGATACCCGGAGCCTATGGGCGTTTCAGAGCAAGCTAAGGCATGGGAAGACGTGGCTGATAGCATAATAACCGGATCAAAGGTAGATGACCTGATAAAGAACGTGCCTGATTTGGTAGAAAAGAATCCTTGGATTAAGGGACTCCATCCTGAAAGTCGGGTGTACGACATAAACTCTGTTATGGGTGATCCAAACGCTATGGGCAAGCTTGGCATGTACCGCATAAAGGACATGCTTAGAACCGAAATGGAAGAGGGCAGGTTGCGCCCTGAAAACCTGAATGCAATAAGGATGGAGGACGCTGTTAAGCGTGTGTACGAGCGCGACCAGTTCTTAGGTAGGCAGCACGAGAAGACGCCAGCCGAGCGAATGGCTGAGAACCTTGGGTATAAAACAAGCAAGGTCTATCCGAGTGGGCACAGATGGGTTGAACTGCCCGACGTTAAGACGCCTGAAGGTATTGCTAAAGTGCAGGAGATTGGATGCCAAGGCGGATGGTGTACTAACGAATTGGACAACGCTCTTAGCTTCGGTGATCAGGCGGCTGGGAATAGGTTGCATGTGCTGATAGACAAAGAAGGAAGGCCGCACATCAAGGCCCATACACAGGAAATGTGGCAAGGGGAAAAAGACCTTGGTGGTACGAGACTAAACCAGATGCGCCCATTCGGTAACAGCTGGGAAAGCCAGAGGGTGCAAGACTGGGTGGAGAAGAATCCAGCATACAAGCGTGAGCTAATACCAATGATGCAGGACTTCATAAGATCGGGCAATTTCGCTGAGGTTGACGACCTGCATCATGCTGATTTATATAATCCAAAGAGCGTTTTTAAAGAATCAGAACACGCACTATTGCAAGGTGAAAATCCTGACCTTCCTAGGTACATGACGATGCAGCAAGTAAACGAAGCGCGCAGAAGCTTAGACAAGCCGCAATATGTAGCTCCTGATGTCGACATGTCGTTCCTTGATGATGTCGTGCCTCCGCAAGGCATGGCGGTCGGTGGCATAGTCAAAGGCTTCAAGACCATGATGAAGGCTTCAGAGGCTCTAGGACAGCATGAAGGCAAGACGTTAATGGTAACGCAGGCAGACCGCACGAAAGTCGGCGGAGGCCATCTTGGGTTGCAGAGCCAAGGGTATAAGGATGGCGGTATAGTAGGCAACAAGGCTGGTGGTGGTATAGTGCGTGCGCTGGCAAAGATGGCAGCAAAGGACGCTGAAAAGAATAAAGTTCAGTGGAAGACTTTGGATAGCGTGCAAAATCCAGCTGGAACAGCTTATTCGCCAGTCAATAAATACAAGGATGATCCAGACTTCAATACGCGCAATCAACAAGCGCCACAATCAGAGATGGCAGGGAGCGAAGTCTATGAGGCAATTAAGAGAAGGCAGGAACTTGAAGAGGCCGCAAAGCGTGGGGCATACAAAAAGGCAATGGATGAAGCCATACTCAAAGACCGAGCAAGTCGATCCACTGGTGATTACAACGGGCCTAGCAGAATACATGGCAAAGCCAAGGGCGGAAGAATTAAATTCTCTACTAGCAAAGAATTAAACCCAAGCAAAGACACGATGAAATTGGCTACAATGCGTAATAAATTAACTAAGGCGAGATAATTCAGAATGGAAACTTTACCGCTTGAACAAGGATACATGCCCGGGCTTGGTGACGAAGAAGAGCAGCCAGTAGAATTTAATCTTGATGAGATTCTTGGGGAAGAGGCAGAACCTGACGTTATCGAAATGCCTGATGGTTCAGCCATAGTCAGCATGGGTGAGGAGGAGCGGCCAACAGGGGGCAAGTTCTACGACAACCTCGCTGAGGTGATAAGCGAACTGGAACTAAATGATCTTGCCATAAAGTACATCTATAACATCGACGCAGACAGGGAGGCGCGCAAGCTTCGTGATGAGCAATACGAAGAGGGATTGAGGCGCACAGGCATGGGTGATGATGCGCCCGGCGGAGCTGAGTTCGATGGGGCGGCGAGAGTATGTCATCCAGTAATGGCTGAGGCGTGCGTAGACTTCGCTGCCAGAGCCATGAAGGAGTTGTTCCCGGCAGGAGGCCCAGTCAAGACGGATATCATTGGTGAAATAACTGAAGAAAAGACTGATGTTGCGGAGCGCAAGCGAGACTACATGAACTGGCAGTTAACGGAACAGATAGTCGAGTTCCGTGATGAGCTTGAGCAGCTTCTGACGCAATTGCCGCTTGGTGGTAGCCAGTTTCTGAAGATATGGTGGGATTCGCGCAAGCGTAGGCCGAGAGCAGCGTTCGTGCCTATCGACCGCATTCTGCTGCCATTCTCCGCGTCAAGCTTCTATGTATCTCCACGAGTTACTGAGATTCAGGATATAACAGAAGAAGAATATATTATGCGCGTAGATGGTGGAATCTATCGCGACACGCGTCACACTATGGCTTCGATGGAGCCTGATGCCACATTATCAGAATCAGCAAACAGGAAGATCGAAGGAAAAGAATATTCAATGAATGACGAAGATGGAATTCGTCGAGTATTCCACATAAGCTGCAACCTCGAATTAGAAGACGATGAAATATCCAAAGGTAAATCAGCCCCATATATCTTGATGATAGACGATCAAGATTATGCCGTTGTTGGCCTATACAGGAATTGGGAAGATGGCGATGAGGCGATGGAAAAGCTGGATTGGATGGTTGAGTTTAAGTTTATATCTTGGCGCGGTGCTTACGCTATTGGATTCCCTCAACTTATCGGTGGTCTTGCGGCTTCTGCTACAGGTGCTCTTCGCGCACTCATGGATAGTGCTCATATTAATAACGCCGCATCTATGCTCAAGCTCAAAGGGGCCAAGGTATCAGGACAATCAAAGAGCGTGCAAATAACGCAGATTACAGAGATCGAAAGCGTTGCAGGTGTTGACGATATTCGCAAGATTGCAATGCCGATGCCATTCAATCCTCCTTCGCCAGTATTGTTCCAGCTGCTTGGATGGCTTACTGATGCCGCCAAGGGTGTTGTTACAACAGCAGAAGAGAAGATCGCTGACGTAACAACAAACGCTCCGGTCGGAACTACTCAGGCATTGATTGAGCAAGGCTCAGTTGTGTTCTCTTCGATCCATTCGAAACTGCACAACTCGCAACGCATGGTGATGAAGATATTGCAGCGGATAAACCGTTACTATCTTGATGACCAGAAGAAGTTTGGCATGGCTGAGGAGTTGAACGTAATCCCGGGTGACTTCGAAAGAACCACGGACATAATACCAGTCAGTGACCCGCACATATTCTCTGAAGGGCAGCGCGTAGCTCAGAACCAAGTTGTGTTGCAGATGATGGAGAAGCAGCCAGAGCTGTATGACGCAAGAGCTGTGCATAGTCGCGTGCTGAAGCAAATGAAGATACCGAACATATCGGAGATCATGCCTCAGTACAACAAGCATGTGGAAATGCACGCCGCCGATGAGAATGCCGCTATGTCCATGTCAAGAGCTGTTGCTGTATATCCAAGCCAAGACCACATAGCACACCTAGAGGCGCATTTCGCCTTTGCGTTGAACCCTGTGCTAGGGATGAACCCAATAATCGCTCCAGCGTTCGTTCCAGCCGTTTTGGATCATATCAAGCAGCACATGCTGTTATGGTACACACAAAGGGTTGAAGTGTATGCGCAGGATGAGCTTGGGGAGCTTAAACCTAAGTACAATAAGAAGGGCAATATGGCAGAGATTGACCATGCCGTTGCCGGGGCCTCGCATAACGTCACCAATGATACGCAAGCAGGGTTCCAGAAGTTCTTGCCTGTGCTTCAGCAGTTGATGCAGGTAGCGCAACAATATGCTCCCAAGCCGCCAACTGACCCGCAGGCTGACGCATTCCTTCAGACCGGGATGGCAGAGACTCAGCGTAAGGCAGAGAAGGATAAGGCAGATACGGTGTTGGATATGAAGAAATTGGAGGTGTCGGTACAGCAGGCAGAAGAGAAGAATCAGCTTGATGCAGCGATGGCTACAGAAGAAAACTTGACAGAGGAGCGTGTACGAACAATCGAGCTAAGTGTTGAAGCGGCTAAAGTAAAGGCTGAACAAGAAAAAACCGTAGTAGACATGCAAAACAAAGTGCAAGAAGGCATGGGTGATGCAGCGCAATGAATTATGCAAGCGTATATCAAGCGCTAATCAATAAATCGAAAGAAAGAATGCTGCTTGATGGATATAGCGAGAGGCATCACATTATCCCAGTTGCTCTTGGAGGATTAGATGGCGAAGAAAATATAGCTGTATTAACTGCTAGAGAGCATTTTATAGCGCACATGCTATTAGCAAAAATACACGGCGGTAGTATGTGGTATGCGGTAATAATGATGAAAGGAAAAAAGAACAGGTATATTAATAGCAAGCTATATGATGTAGCGCGCAAAGAATCTTCATTGCATCAAATTGGTAAATTTGTATCTAAAGACACAAGGAAAGCAATGGGTATTGCAAGAATTGGATATGTAACGCCGCAATCAACCAAGGATAAAATGAGTTTATCTAAAAAGGGGGTTCCATTAACGGATAGAAATAAAATTGCGTTAAGAGAGAGTTGCGCAAGACCAGAAAGCAAAAAACGGAGAAGTGAAGCAAGAATTATTTCTATAAATAAGCCCGGCGCAAAAGATAAGTTATCTCAGTCAATGAAGTTAAGGTGGCAGGATGCGGAGTATAGGAATAAGGTGTTAGAATCAAGAAAGCTATTTAATCTAGATAAGGATTTTTTGTTAAAAAGAGGAGTTGCTATCAAGAGGGCGTTGCAAGAAAAAAGAAAGCTGAAGGGTGAGCAAGAGCAAACGGTAGTTGATTTACAAAATAATTTACAAACTAACTTAAATGGAGAATCAAATGCAGAAATTTAAAAGAATTGGAATGTTCATTGCGGCGGCACTGTTGGCGTGTAGTATTGTTACAGCATACGCAGACCCAACTTCTGAAGAAATTGAAGCTAGGGCTTGGAATAAAGAATTTGCGCGCATTAATCATCTTGCCTTCGATGCAAAGCAGACTCAGGTTCACTTGAAGAGTTATTACTTGAAAATACGCCAAAACAATATTAATTCTGGAGGTTCATACTTTAAGTTGCCGGGTGAGGTGACGGCTCCGCAGGTTCCATCTGTGACCCCAACCATACCAGCGCCACCTACTTGCACGTGCAATAAATAATTCTATACTAGCAAATAATTATTAACTAGCCATTGGGGGAATGATGAAAGAAAACGCTAAACAAAATAGTGATGCAGCACAAAAAAGCGAATTAGTGCCGCAGCACAAGAGGATCGCGATGGGCGTACCTTTGGACGGAAAAGGTGGATCAGGAACTGCCTCCAAGGGTGATGTTAAAAAAACATCAAAATGATCGACATAAACAAGTTCATTGACCGGATAAATGCGGAGGTTAAGGACAATACCTCCTGCATTATATCTGGCGTGCCTAGCGACTATTCTGAATATAAGAAAAAAGTTGGGTATGGTAGTGGGCTGGAGAAGGCAAAAGAAATTCTTAAGGAATTACTTGAAGCCGAGACAAATAAAGAAGACTAAAATCCAATGGATGCCAAACGGCATTGTGTGCGCTGAGATATGCGCTTTTAAAATGGAAGATAAAAATGAAATTGACTGAAGAGCAAAAAAGAGATTTAGCAGCAGACATGGAAAGAGGCAGATTGGCGGCTATTGCGGCACAGAACGCAGTAAATGAGCACGACAAAAAGAGAAGTGACGAGATAAATAGTTCGAGCATGACTGACCAAACAGTAAGTCATGGGCCAATGCGCTTTATTGAGCCAGTAACAGAGCAAACGTATGAAGATCGCCTAGCAGATGCGTTCCCTGATGTAGAACCCGGAGCAAGGCCGCTTGGAGCGCGCATCCTTGTGCAGCTCAAGAAGGCAGAGTCAAAAACAACGAAGTCAGGAATTGTGCTGGTCAAGGAAACTACTGACGCAGAGAAATTCAATAACATGGTAGGCAAGGTGGTTGCTATCGGGCCGCTTGCATTCAGGAAGCGCGATAGCATGGAACAGTGGCCAGAGGGCGCATGGTGCGCAGTTGGTGACTATATACGCGTGCCAAAATGGGGTGGCGATAGATGGGAGGTTCCTTATGGCTCATCGGATGATAGAGCCATATTCGTCGTGATGAATGACCATGAGGTTATCGCTGCTGTTACTGGTGACCCGCTGGCGATGAAGGCGGTGTATTAAAATGGCTACCACACACAGAGAAGAAGACGAGGTATTAACCGTCAAAGAGAATGATGACGGCACGGTTGAGGTTTCTGGCGTAACGATCCCGGACGATGACAATGAACAGGTTCAGAAGGCAGAAAGCAGTGACGATGGCATACCTGATGACGGCGGTGCTGATAGGGCTGACGATACCGATGAAATAAGGCGTATCAGGCGTGAGAAGCGCAAGGCCCGTAAAGAGTTCCATGCCAAACAGCGCGAAGAGAAAGATCATAGGTTCGAGCAACTTCGGCAGGAAAACAGGCAGCTATTGGACAGGCTTTCTGCTGTAGAGAAGCATACCCAAGTCCAAGATGTAGCGCGCATTGATAAGGCGCTTGAGGATGAGATGGTACGCGTCGAGTATGCAGAAATGGAGATCAGTAAGGCCACTGCAAGCGGTGACGGTGACAAGATGATAGGCGCGCAGCGCATGTTGTTTGATGCCAAAGAAAAGGTTAAGGCATTAAGCTCAATCAAGGAAAGAGCTACCGTAGCTCCGCAAAGAAACAATACCATTACGCCTGACCAAACTGTTCAGAGATTCGTCAAGGACTGGATGGCCAAGAACACGTGGTACGATCCAAGCCTTGGTGATACGGATTCAGAGATCGCGAACGTGATTGACAAGCGATTGACGAAGGAAGGGTATGACCCAAGAAGTGAAGAATATTGGGAAGAATTCACTTCTCGCTTGAAAAGAACATTACCACATCGTTACAATGATAATGGAAATGAAAATAGTGAAACTGTATCAATTCGTGAAAGACCTAGAAGTATGAATGTTTCGTCGGAACGTGGGAGTGCAACTAACGGTAGCGCCGTGAAAAACACATTCACGCTTAATGCACAAAGAGTTGCGGCATTAAAGGAGGCTGGCATGTGGGATGATCCAGTCAAACGTAACAAAATGATTAAAGCATACGCTGAAGCAGACAGAAAGGCTGGGAAATAACATGAGTAATGATGACAGGATCAAAAAGACGCTTGTACCGGGTGATCGCGAGAATCGTGCAGCTGAAGACGAAAGTCGCAGACCTCCTGAAGATACAGTAATGTCGGCAGAAGAGCGCAGGAAAATGTGGCGCGAAAGCTGGAGACAGAGCGCGTTGCCAGAAGTACCAATGATACCCGGTTGGCACTTGTGCTGGTTGTCTACTACTAACGTGTATGACACCATCGACAAGCGTATGCGGCTTGGGTATGTTCCGGTAAAAGCTGAAGAAATTGGAGCAAGTGACGGACTTAGGGTGAAGGAAGGTGAATTCGTTGGGTTTGTATCTTGCAACGAATTGCTTTTGTTCAAAATCCCTATGGAGGCTTACCAAGAGGTTATGACAATGATGCATCATGAGGCCCCGGCTGAAGATGCAGCAGCTATCAGGCGCAGGGTTGAAGAGAACCAAGCAAGCGATAGTTTAGGAAGGCAGCTTGGAAAGCCAGAAGACGGTCACATGCTAGATGAAAGAGCAATGAGAGCGCCAGTGTTTGCTGGCTAACACAAATTAATTAGGAGAGAAAAATGTCTTCAACCAATAAACCTTTTGGTGCGCGCCCAGTTTATCATCCAAGCGGCATTATCAGGCCGCGAGTGGTAAAGGACGGTATCCTTTCTGGATACACAAGCGATATTAAAAAAGGCCAGTCAGTAAAGATGGATACATCCGGGCAGATAGTTGTTGCTGCTGCTGGAGACCCGTTTTTAGGGTTCTTTCATGGTGTCGAGTGGGTTGATTCAACTGGCCGTATGCGTGTATCTAATTACTGGCCTGCAAATACAACTTATCTTGCTGGTAGTTGCCGAGTGTCTTACTACGACGATCCGCTTATTGTGTACGAGATTCAGGCGGACGGCAGCTTGGCTCAGACCAGTATTGATGATCAGGCCGATCTTTCGAATGTAACTGACGGATCGTCTGTAACAGGATTGTCTCAGGCAACACTCAGTACTACTTTAGCTGCCGCTGGGAATGTCAAGCAGATGAGAATAATTGGCTTGGCTCCGAGCATTGCTAATGACTGGGGGGATGCTTATACAGTTGTCCACGCCATGATCAATGAGTCTCAACACCAAGCTACTGTTGTTGCTGTTTAAGCGAAAACATAATGACTTATTTTGCTTATGTCCATGCCAAGCCAAAAGCTGTTAATAGCAGCGATATTTTCTATGTTGGTAAGGGCAGAGGCAAAAGATATTTGGACTTAACTGAACGTAATCGCTTTCATGGATTTATTACGAAAAAGCACGGCAAAGAGAGCATATTGGTTGGCAAGATTGATTGCTCAAGCGAAGAAATCGCGTTTGAGCTTGAGAAAGGGCTGATTAAATGCTTACGCCGTGCTGGGGTTAATCTTACCAATATGACCGATGGTGGTGATGGAAGCTCAGGCTATGTCATGCCGCAAGAGAGTAGAGATAAGATGTCTATTGCCATAAAAGAAGTGCATAAACGACCTGAATATAAGGCAGCTAAACGCGAAGAAACTAGACGTACAAGTACAGAGCGTTGGGCAAGCGAAGGATACAGGAAACGTGTATGCGAGGCGATGAAAGGCAAGAAGAAAACAATGTCCCAAGCTGGGTATGATGCGAGAGTGAAGAACGCTCGAAAATCTAATACTCCAGAAGCAAATGCAAAAAAAGCAAATGCAGCTAAGGCAATGTGGGCAGACCCAAAGTTTCGAAAGATGATGAGCGAGAAGCGCAAAGCCTCATGGCAAGACCCGATAAAACGGGAAAATATGCTGGCTAATAGACCAAATAAAAAGTCGTAATTTTGAATACAAGTATATAAATTAAAAGGAGTTAGTTAATATGAGTGCACCCATGCGTTCGACGGACTTTAGAAGCATAGTTGAGCCAATCCTCAATGAATGCTTCGATGGAGTCTATGAGTTACGGAAAGACGAGTGGTCTAAAGTCTTCCGCGAAGAAAACGGTATTCCAAGGGCGTATCACGAAGAGCCAGTGCTGTATGGCTTCCCATCCGCCCCTGAGCTGCCTGACGGTATGCCAGTGACCTACCATCAAGGTGGCGTGCTGTTTATGAAGCGGTACGTGTACCGTCCATATGGCATGGCGTTCGCATTGACTAAGGTGCTTGTGGAAGATGGTGACCATATCCGTATCGGTCAGACCTTCTCGAAGCACTTGGCACAGTCATTGATCGACACCAAGGAAACATTGTCAGCAAACGTCATCAACCGCGCATTCAACGCTAATTATATTGGCGGTGACGGCGTAAGCTTAATCAGTACGGCGCATCCTGTGGCGCAAGGCACATTGAGCAATCAACTGGCAACCGCTGCTGTCATGTCGCAAACTTCTGTTGAGCAAATGCTTATCCAGATTCGTCAGGCAGAAGACAACACAAACAAGAAGATCATCTTGAACTCCAAGCAGATCGTTTGTGCGCCGGGCAATATGTTCCAAGCTGAAGTAATCCTCAAGAGCGTGTTGAGAACTGGGGCCGCAAACAATGACTTGAACCCAATCAAGTCTACCGGGGCGCTGGCAGAAGGTGCAGTCGTGCTGTCACGGCTTACCTCTGCAACAGCATGGTTCATCCAGACTGACGCACCTCAAGGTATGAAGCTGATGATGAGGCGTAAGCTGGAGAAAACGATGGAAGGGGATTTTGAAACAGATTCAATGAAGTACAAAGCAACTGAAAGATACGATGTGGGTTGGACAGACTGGAGAGCGATGTACGGCACACCAGGAGTTTAAGGGGGCTGGAAATCAGAGAAGAGAGATTTGTGGTAAAATAAATCTCTCTTTTTCATATAAGCATAATTCTCTACTAGCAGAGAATTTAATTGAAGGGATATACAAATGTTAACCAACTTCCCAGGTGGGATAACCAGCTTCGGTGTGCCTGTTATGGGTGGCATTGGAGGAATACCATTTTCAGGCAACTACTACTTTGTAGACCCTGCTGTAGGAGCTGACGGCAATGAAGGTACGCCAGAGCAGCCGCTTGCAACACTGTATGGCGCATTGGCCAAATGTACGTCTGGAAATAACGATGTTGTTATTTTGGTATCTGATGGAACAACAGCCAGCACAGCGCGTCTGTCACTTGCTCTTGCACAAGCAGTTAGCTCTTCTGCCACTACTGGAGCACTTAACTGGAACAAGAATGCAACTCACTTGATCGGTATGTGCGCACCAACAAGGGTCGGCCAAAGGGCGCGTATTGCTCCTCCAACAGGAACTTACACTGAAGCCACATTTAACAGCTTGCCATTCATTACCGTTACGGGTATTGGGTGCTTGTTTATGAACCTTGATATTTTCCACGGCTTCTCTACAGGGGCTAATGGAATGATCGCGGTGCATGAGAATGGCGGTCGCAATGCATACGTGAACGTGAACATTCAGGGCATGGGTGATGCAGCTTCAGCGCAAGGCGTAGCAAGCCGAAGCTTGAAGGTATCCAGCTCAGAGAATACATTCAACGGATGTGTTATCGGTCTTGATACAGTAACTCGTACCGTGGCCAATGCTTCAATTGAGTTTGCAGGTGGAACAGCGCGCAATGTGTTTACCAAGTGCATCTTGCCATTCCAAACAAGTGCGGCTGGTGTATTGGGCATTCTTGGAACGGGCGCGGCTTGTATTGATCGGTGGCAGCTGTTTGAGGATTGCACGATGATCAACAACATTCAGTCAACATCAACTCAGATGACGGCGCTTGCTACATTGCCAGCCTCTGCCGGGGGCGCTCTGTTATTCAAGAATCCAACCATGATGGGTATTACTGAGTTCGGTACTGATGCGAATAGTCTTGGCCAGATTTATGTTGACGGTGCGTCTGTAGTTGCCGCAACTTCTGGAATTGCTGTTAATCCAAGCTAAACAATATCCTCCGGGTAATACCGGGGGGTTGAGGAGATATTAATGCGTCCAATAGAATTTACATGGGGTGGATATGCAACTGCCGATGCTGATGGTATTGCCTTGTCTCAAACGCCACTGGCGGCAGGTGACCTGACGCTAGATGGTGCTCTTGCAGCCACTACTCCAAAGTTCACGGCACAGATACCGCCAGAGCTTACTAAAACGCTCGCTACATTGTCTGTATCAGGGAAGGTAACTATAACTTCTGCTGGCAATGATAGCGGCATGACATTTACTGTGTACGGGACAAACAATAGCGGAGCTGTAATAAGCGAAACAATTGCAGGTGGCAATGTGGCCGCTGCAACTACGCTGAAGTCATTCAAGACAGTTACTCGTATCGCAGCCTCAGCAGCAACGGCGGCGGCGGTAACGGCAGGAACAGCCCAGTCAGGATCAACGGATTGGATTCCTCTTGATATTTACGTCCCTAACCAAGTAACGAATATATCTTGCACGGTGGCAGGAACAGCGAACTATTCTGTTCAGTACACCAATGAAGACCCGTTCGATTTGACATTGGCTCATCAAGTGGTAGCTCATCCGGTGGCGGCGCTTACTGGAGCAACGGCCAACCAAACAGCCGGGGCAACAACAACGCTTATGAGAGCTGTCAGGCTCCTGATTAATTCAGGTAGCGGAACAGTTCGAACAAGTATAGTTCAGCAGTCTACGCAATAAGGAGAATGATCGTGGATGATTTCAAAAGAATGCCAAAGATGCATGGATGCGCATGCACTGTGCCGCGCATGAAAACTGGTGGCTATGTATCAAAGGCCATCGCCGCTGAAGATCAGGGTTTTAAGCCGATGAAGAAGGCCGTAGGTGGTCTTATAAGCCTGCTGCCTGAAAAGTTGACTGGCAAGCCTGCATTAGGCTCTAGCGCGGCTCCCGGAAAGCCATCTATGGCCGCTCGACGTGAAGCAATGAAGGTGAAGCCCAAGGCAAAGCCAAAAGCGAAGCTGGATGTACTCATAGCGGTCGGCAAAGGCAAGAAGGAAGGCGGCGAAGTCAAGGAGTCTGCAAAGCATGAAGCCTCTGAGAAAAAGGAAGTTAAAGCGGTAAAGGCAGAGCTAAAGTCGCACGAAAAGAAGCCAGCATCAAAAGCTCATAAGGGCCTGAAGTACGGCGGCGAAGTAAAGAAAATGGCAGATGGTGGCGCTGTTCAACAATCGCTGGCAGATGTTCTAAGATGGAATACTGAGTTCCAAAGGAGGAATAATATTCCCAGTCAGAAAATGGATAACAGGGGCGACATAAATCAGGCTCTTGCAACTCAGAATTACTATAAGACCATAATGGGAAATAATAGGGGTGCTGGCGGTAGCTTCTTCAGGTCGCCTGATGACTCTGCTGCTCAAGCTGCCGCATTGAATGCTCCGAGAAATTTTGAAGGAATGTCAAAAGCTCCGCTGTCATGGGAGCAAACTGGACAGGGAAGTTCTCAGGCTCCTGCATTCGTGTCGTCTGCAACGCCTTCTGGATCAGGTCTTGGATTGGTTAATGCGCGCCTTGCGTCACGCAATATGCCACAACAGCCAGTTCCGGTTGACAATGGTAACGGCGGCTTTGGCCCTCCGTTCCCGAGAGGTATAATGGACGATATTAGAGCTGGAGTCGGCACTCAAGGGCAAGTTAGGGTTGATCCTAATAATCCCATTGGGTTTCTGACTCAAGGCGGTGGAGGGTATAACAAATATCAGCCAAGAATGGCTACTGTGCAAAACAACAGGCTTGTCCAAGGGCCTACAGGCATGAAGAATGGTGGCAGAGTAAAATAATGCCAGCCAAAAGCAAGGCACAGCTGAGACTTATGGCCGGGGCCGCAACTTCCCCGGCTTTTTCCAAGAAAGTCGGCGTGTCACAGAAAGTTGGAAAAGAATTTCTTGCTGCAACAAAAAGCGCAAAATCACTGCCTGAAAAGGTTAAGAAAAAAAGGAAGTAAAAAATGTCAGTATCCGGTACGATTAGCCAAACAGTTATCAATGTCATGCAGCTAATTGAGCATGGTGCTAGACGATGTGGAAAGTTCGCTGAAGAGCTGACTGTCGAGCAAATTCAAGCGGCGCGTGAAAGCCTGTATATCATGCTGTCCAGTATGGGTAATAGAGGGATTGACTATTGGGCCATACAAAAATCAATCATCGGCGCTAGGGCAAACAAGTTCATATATTCGATGCCAGTTGGCACGATAGACGTACTTAACTCATTTTACCGTAGGATGACGAGAAATACGGGAACTTACGCATCATCTACTGGCACAGCAGCTAATGCATTCGATGGTGACGCAGATACCGTATGCACTCAAACGGCTATCAACGGAAATATTTCGGTAGACCTCGGTGAAGATGTTTATGTCACTTCTATTGGCATTCTTCCGGGATCAGCTGGATCGTTT